CGAGGAGACTGAGGAAGAGGCCGAGGAAGAGGCCGAGGAAGAGGCCGAGGAAGAGGCCGAGGAAGAGGCCGAGGAAGAGGCCGAGGAAGAGGCCGAGGAGACTGAGGAAGAGGCCGAGGAAGAGGCCGAGGAAGAGGCCGAGGAAGAGGCTGAGGAAGAGGCTGAGGAAGAGACCGAGGAAGAGGCTGAGGAAGAGACCGAGGAAGAGGCCGAGGAAGAGGCTGAGGCTGAGGCTGAGGAAGAGGAAGAGGAAGAGGTATTTGAAACAACTATTAACGGAAAGGCTTATTATACGACGAACGAGAAAAATGGTGTAATTTACGCAATTATGCCAGATGAAGATATTGGAGACGAGGTCGGCAACTTCGTCAGTGGAAAGGCAGTGTTTCTAAAATAATTTACTCTTATTATGTAATTGTTATCGTAAACTGATATTTTTTTGGTGAGAGTTCGTTCATATATTTGTATTCTAAAAATATATGAATTCATGAAAGTAACCTCTCGGTTATGTTACCTATTTTTTTGTGATATGCGATTGTTCCTACGTGTTGTTACATGCCCTTTCCTTTTTATTTTCTTACTAGCGGTTCTGTTTTTATGTTTAATTATAGTGCCTCCGCGGTTTTCTGCGTTATCCGCCATAGCATTGTTCGGTTTGGCAGTTTCGTTCTCAATCAATTTGCGAATAATGTAAAGATACATATTTAAATAGTGGCGTTTGTTAATTAATTCCCGTTTTTGATCAGGTTTTATAGTGGCCGATGATAGCCGTTTCGTGATTATGCTAATCTCAGTATCAATCGTCCCTTCCATACGTTTTAATTCCAAGAACAACGGATCGTTATAAGTGGTCTTGCTTGCCCATGTGGATATAAGATTGTACACATTTAATCGTTTGTCTGAACCAAATACTTGCGAATAACTATCTTTTATGTGTTGCAATAATTGGTTGGTTTGTATGTATTGTTTTGTAGAGGTTGATATGCTTTGTATAAGAGTAGCTAATTCTTCACTTTGTTGATCAATTATTTTACTAGTAAATAATTCAGATATCTCACTCATGGGTTTGGATACTACATTGGTCTCATCGAGGTTACTATTTGGCAAAGGGTTACCTGCATTTTCTTTACTACTCTTGCTATATTTGGAAGATCGGTCGGATACATTAACCTTGTTATCGATTGAATATAACGCTTTATTTTTTACAACTACGTCGGTGTCTTTCTTCATAAGGTCATCTAACATATTACCAAGATATTGGTCAGTATACGAACAATACACCTCTTTCTTGTTTGTTTCATTGACCTCGCCTTCTATTAAATCGAGCATAATATAGATCTCATTCTTAGGGGACATTTTCCCTCTTTCGAAATTAATCCGGTCTACACCAATATCAACCAATGCCTTATCAATTGTTATCTGTTTATTTTTGGATATAAACCGATTGTATATTTTATCCAATGAATTAAATAACATCTTAGTGTCGTCTATGCTACTGCCTTCAATATGTTGTTGTAAAACCGCATTCGATGACTTTCGAAATGATGTAAATAATGGATACACATTGTTTATAAAATATGTTAATGAACTATTTACTTTACGGTCAGTAAATGGGTTTAATTGGAAATCGAAAGTAGTTAGTTTGATATATTTATTTATGCGCACAATGTTCTCTCTTGATTTGTTAATTACGGTGTTTATGATATTCTCTCTACTAGCCAATTTTGTTTGCTCCTTGTATTCCTTTGTGCCAATTAACATATCCAACATGCCGGCGTTTGTGTTATTTAACCATGTATAGAGAGATTGGTATCTATATATATCTGTATCAGTTTCCATATTATCAATTAAGGGTTGTAATACATCTCTCTTTATCTTCTCCAAATCATTGCGGTACCCTATACCGAGCGCTGCCATCTTTGTTGCTACATCCGAAGTGGCATTAATGTCGTTCTCTGTTAGTTCATATAAACGATCGAAGCCAGTGACATGTGTATTTGTTAAAAAGTTGATAATAAATTTACATACAATCATAGATATCGCACTATTCTTTGTGAACGATATATCCTTCACCGCAGCTATTGACGAAAACAATTGATTAAACAAGGAAACTATATTGTCTACACCTTTTTCTATTAATTTCAATTCATTGCGTGCATCGTCTTTGATAGAAACAACTACGTTATGTATTTCTGTAAGCAAATCGCGATATCTAGGATGATTTACTATATCGTTTAACCAAACCACCTTTGTTACAGTATATGGTTTATTGTCTATTTTTAAATATGAAAAATTGGTCTTCGACGGGTTGTAAAAGATGCTTTTGTTGGGATTTGTTTTTAATAGCAAATCCATTGAGAGGTGCACATTATTAACCACAAAATACTTGGTAGAAAATAATAGTTCTAGCATTGACATTACGTTAGTCTTCAATATTTTATTAGCATCATCAGATTTAGTTTGTGGCAAATTGTCCGACAGAGAAGATAATGTCGTTATAAAATTATTTTCATCGAAGAAAAATTCTACCAATTTATCGTGTTCAAGTGCTTTCAATTTAGTCATAGGGAGATATACACTGTTAGTAATATACGGGTATCTGCTAGTAACACCTACCTTTTTGTAATCAGGGTGATGTAACAAGTCACTATTAAATGTAATAACCGATTTTCCTGGTATATTCGTATTTATGGTAATTTGCAACAACCGTGCTTCGATGTTCATTGCTTATTTATATTATGTAAATAGATTATTTACATAATGTGAACACTCATTTCGATTACTTCATAGAGAACCCTTGTACATCGGTATCGGTTAATTTATTTTGCTTGGTTGCTTTATCTAAAACCTCCTTCGCCTTTGATATCTCTTCATCGGTTACCTTTTCATCATTTGATTTGTTATGTTCTAAAAGAGTATTGTGGTAGTCACGGAAGTTCTCTGACAATATACACAGTGCACTATCCTCGTTGAACAAGTACTCAGATGTTATTATAAAACACAGAGTAATAAAGGTTGCAATATAGATATCACGTGTTCCCATCCATGCTATTGAGAACACTAACAATTGGCGACTAACCGTGTATCTTAGATAAGACTCCATCGTTTTACTTAAATTGATGTTCACAAACTTGGATACAATGTTTAGCGTAATAATCATGAGGCCTGCAAATATTTTGCTATTGTTTATGGCCTCGATTTGATTATGTAAGTAGGATAATGTAGTTTTAAACGAGCCTGTATCTTTTGTAGTGTGTTTCATTTTATATAGTATAGCTCTATATTTTTACGATGATTGTTCGGTTTCGACCTTTTTTTCTGAACGGAATTTAGCCTCAATTATCGAAAACTTACAGGTTGGTTTACATACATTACAATATTCGTCTTTAAAGGAAACTTCTGGAAACACGTGGTGTGCCATTTCATTATTCACATCCATGTTCTTATATTTCAATACACCCTTCTTACAGTTCTGTTCACGGAATGCATTTTGGGCAGGTTCATCCACTATATGAGTATCTGAGTTGTTATACATATCGTTGTAGTTCTCAAATGCTTCTATCTTTTCTTTGTTAGTAGATTTAGCGGATTTTGTTTCTTTGAACTCTGGTGTAGGTAGTTCTTTATCGTGGATCAAGGTTTCAATGGTTTTCCCATCGAGATCATGGAAGGCTTCTTTGTTTAGCACACTTTCATTACAATCCATTTGGTAGAATAGAATGATTAATGCGCATGCGAAAAGTCCAATAGTCTTATCGATCAAGGTGTAGAACAGAATGATCATAATAGCGAGGATTTTTCCCATTATGGTATGACTAAATAAAATACATCCCTTGTATTGGGATAATAATGCATATATAACCACTATTGGTATAAACTGGGCGATCGTATTTTTCATATTTACTATATTATAGCTACATTTTTCTGATATCGAATTTATATTTCCTATTTTGGTTGGGAATGAATAAAATAATTTCTGCATATTTTTTAAGTACAAACTAATAAAAATATGTCATTAGTAACAACCGCCTCTACATGGATAAGTGATGATAATACAAATAAAAAACGTATTCCTACTATTAAACGATCATCAATGAAAAATAAACCATTGTCGCAGCCAAATAACGAGGATATAAATATAAACGAGAATTTCCAAGCCATGGCACCAAATACGATTAATGATGTTGAGAACACCAATAACAATCGCAATAGTAAGGTAAATATGTTATTAGATAAGATTACGAGTGCCAATGATGATGACGATAATACACTTGGCAATTTTAATCCGATATCTCCTCCGTCATTGAATGTTAAGCGCGATATAGAGGACAGCGTGGATGAAGGCCAATATATGCCGGAAATTCCTCACTTCAAAAACAAGGGTACTGCATCAAATATATACGGTGCAAATGATACCAAGTCGAACATATACAGCAATTATACAAAGAGTTACGAAGCACCAATGAAGTTCACGAGTACACCACATTATTCTAATATGGGCATTTCCACTGCGCCAGGCGACAATAAAATGCTTGAAAAAATTAATTATATGATCCATCTATTAGAGCAGCAGCAACATGAAAAGACTGATAATATTACAGAGGAATTCATATTGTATTCATTCTTGGGAATATTTATTATCTTTGTGGTTGACTCATTTTCCAGAGCAGGTAAGTATACCCGTTAAATTATATCATACTCATTTTTTTATGATATAGTTATCTATTTCAATCTCAACTCGTCCTTTTTCGTTTGAAGCAATTTAACCCAATAATGTTTATGTAGCTTCTCATACTTAAATTCATGGTTCAGATGTTTTTCTTTGAACTCTATCATCTTTCGTTGTAAGAATTCGGATGTTACTTCGTCCCAATTGTCTATTAGTATTACGGGTAAATCCTCGTATAGTGGATCTAACGGGCAATGTTTCATAATTGGTATGCATCCTAGACATAATGCTTCCCATGTTCGTATACACTCATAATCTTGTCCAAATGGAGACACGACAAATGCAAATGATAGTTGGTTTATAAACGTTTGTCTTCGTTTATGCTTGCAATCGAAATAGATCAAATTGGCGGGTAAAATATTTATTGCTTCCGTACGGTCGCTGGTACCATATTTAGTTATAGTTAGATATTGAAAGTTACCATAACATGCTGGTATTCGTTCCCAAAATGGCTTCATGCGTTTACGTAGTGTCATAATCTCTTCTTCTTGATCAATTGGAGTAATTTGTTCACCGCGATCAGACCGTATATGAGAATAATACATCATGGTATGGTAATCTAATCCGAGTGGCATCAACGTAATTTTAGGATGGGATACTAAACAGTTCTGACAAAACCAATGTTTTAAATTATCCCAATTCAGAAACTCGGTAAACTCCTCGTCCGTGTCAAATATTTCATTAGGGCATTCACAATCCCCTTCTCCGGTTACTAATATAAATGGTCTATTGATACACGTTCGCAATTGTTTGTGTATTTTGCGTAGGTTCAAGTTACTGAAATACAATGTATCATAATCCTTCATCTGATCAAAAGAATATTGTTTTGTTTCGTTCGATACGCGGTGTGTATATTTCTCCGAGTCACAGGTCTCTTCAAAACCACGAAACCCGAACAGACTGTTGTATTTTTCTATCAGGTTGGGTTCAATGGTATATTTTAAGTTAAGTGTGTGGCGAACGGCATTATTATGGTTGACACCACGCAAGTAATCTATCATGTTGTTTTTTGACCCACATAC